GTTTTCATTTTTTCTTAACACTGTAAATTGTTTAAAAAAAACAGTAAATAAATGCGGGTAAGTGTAAATAATGGCAAAAAAATCCAGAGAAACTAAGATAAAAGAGCTAAATGATTATATCTGGACCTTGGAGGGCAAGTGCGAAAAGGTTAATAAAATCAATACGGGTTTGATCCTCCAGTATTGCCGTTTTATGGTATTGGCAGATGAGCTGTCCATAGAAATTGCTAATAATATTAAAAGCGATGATGCGGAAGTGGCGCAGCTGATAGCAAAATATGAAAAGTTGCAGAAGCTTGCGTTAAATATTTACAAAACGCTTAAGCTTGACGATATAAAGTCAGAAGACGGCAACAAGGAAAACCCGTTTATCAAATTACTGCAAGAGGCGCAGACCAATGGCGATTTTTAAGCGGTGTAATATTTGCCACGATTTATACCAGGGAAAATATTGTCCGGTGTGCAGACCAAAGCAGCAGAAGGCAGCACAGCGAAAAGTATTGGAAAATAACAAACATACCAGGGCATATCATAGCAGGCTGTGGCAGAAGTGCAGACGCAATGCCATTGTCCGAGATCTGGGATATGATATTTGGTTGTTAGGAATTGGCCAAGTGCATAAATGTACCCGGCCGCACGTTCACCATATTAAGGAACGGGATGAAGCGCCGGAACTGTTTTATAACATAGACAATTTGATTACGGTAACAAAGAAGAGCCATGAAGAGATTCATAGGCTCTATTTAATTGATAAGGAAGAGGCGCTGGCGCGGATCCGGAAGGGCCAGCAGGAATTAAGGAGACTGTTCGGATGAATGTGGAAGACGATATTAAGACGCTGACGGTTCCACCGGAGCTCAGGGAGTTTATCGGGGATTACCACAAGGCTCTGATTAAACGCGCCGACATGGATCTGGTTGGTGAGTCTGAATATCGATGCTTCAAACGGTTCCTGCAGATGTATGGCAGCGGGAAATACAGATTTGCGGTCAAAGGTATGCGCCGGCTGTTCAAATTTCTGAATTTGTTGATTTTTGTAGATGAAAATGGACAGGCGAAACGGTTGCAATTGTATCCGGCACAAAAGTTTATTATGTGCGGAATCTTTGGCTTGCGATATTCGGACGGGCGCTATGTAACCAATACGGCTAATCTGTATATGGCTCGCAGAAATGGCAAGTCGTTTTTACTGTCAGGTGTGCTCCATTACCTGATGGGAATGAGTAAATTCCGGAATGAATTGATTATATTAGCCAGCTGCAAAGGTCAAAATGCAACGATTTGTTTTAATGAGTTCGTGAAATTTGTGGATAACGACCAGCTGCTGCGGGAAAACTTCGACAATGTAAACCGGACAGCTTGCTGGGCAAAAAACAAGGCGACCGGTAATCGTCTGGAGATGTTTCGTACCGGTGCAGGCGCCAAAAAGTCACTGGATGGTTTTACCAATAAGGTGGCCGTCATTGATGAGGAAATGCTCTGTGATGAGATTATCACCAAGACCATTCAAGACGGTCAGGCGCATTTTAAAGACAGCTTGCTGGTAACGATGTCCACAGCCCAGTTTGATATTGGCGGAGACAACCATAAAAAATGGCTGGCGCTCCGTAAGGCACTGTATGAAGATGCGCTGCCGGATAATGTGTTCCTGTTCCTGGCGGAACCGGATGCATCAGATATTGAAGCCAAAGATTTTACCAGTATAAAAACATGGGGCAAAGCAAATCCGGTACTGCTGTTTGAATCGGACGGCTATACCATTAAAGACCATATCCGTAAAAAGTACCTGCAGAAAAGCAGGGAAGCGGTTGCCACAAAAGGTTTTGAGCTGCAGAGCTGGGTAACAAAACAATGTAATACATGGTATAGCGCTGAAGACCGCAGTCTGTGTACGTTCGACCAGATGAAGGCCTGCGGCGTCGGGGTTTCATTCAAAGACGTCATCGAGATGGGTTACAAGGATTGGTATCTTGGAGTTGACCTGTCCCAGACACTGGATCTTACCAGCGTGTGGTTTGGAACCTATGTTGGTTTTACTGATATCGAGTCTGGTGAGGTGCTATTGGCCCAGGGATATCCAGCTGACCACTATAGATTATTTACCCATGTGCTCAGCTGGATGCCGGCCGCCAAACTGCAACAGCATGTTTCCTTGGATAAATTTCAGTATCGTGATTACCTGGATACGGAATTATTCCTGTGCTCTGGAGCTGGTGGCGAAAACATTGATACGCAACAAATTTATGACCAATTGTTGCAGATTAAGGAAAAATATGATCTGCATTTTGTGACCATCGGCGCGGATCCGTATAACGTGGCAGGCATTCAGGATTCCCTGGCAAATATTTGCGATACATTTATTTTGCAGAACCAGAGCCCTAAAGCACTGAGCCAGTACATTGAAGCACTAAGTCAGCACTGGAAGGATGGAATGATAGCATATCAGACTGACCATGAGGATATTTTAGAGAAGGCAATCACTAACAGCCTGCTGGTGCGAAATAACACCGGCTATTATTCCATAGAAAAAGTAAGTTTGAGAGCTGATAGTAATATCCGCATTGATCCGGTGGATGCTATGCTTACCGGATTTATTGCGGCGTATATAGATTTTAATAAACGCGGGCCTTCCGGCGATGAGCTGGTAGACGACTGGCTGGACATGTTGAAGTGAGGTGATGAAATGATCCAGGCAAGTGATGTAAAAGAGTATCTGCGAATTGATTATTCTGACGACGATAATTTCATCGCCGACATAATTCAGTCAGGGTATGACTATCTGGCAGATGCTATTGATGGGTTTGCGGAGTTATATTCCGGGGATGTAGTGTTCTCCCGAAAAGCGGATATGTGGGTAAAGACACAATGGTGCCCGCCCATGTATGACCAGCGGGAAGGGATGCTGACAGACCGGGATAGCAACTTGAATTACACGGCAAGAGCAATGTTAACGCAACTGCAAATGTATACGACGGAGGAAAATGAAAATGAAAATTAATATTACCGGCGAGGTATGGGATTTGCAGGAACAGTGTGCGGCCCTTGCTAATGCCGTGGAAGATGTAGAGCTGGTTATTAACAGCCCTGGCGGCGATGTATTTCAGGGTTTGCAGATGATACACGCCATTCAGGACTGCAAGCATAAGGTGACAGCAAAGATTGAGGTAATGGCTGCCAGTATTGCAGCCGTAATCGCGCTGGCATGTGATGCAGTCCAGATTGATAAAAACAGTCTGCTGATGCTCCATAATTGCTGGACGTTTACAGCAGGAAACAAAGAAGAGCTGCAACAGGAAATTGATGCGATGGCTGCCATTGATACCATTATTCATAATATCGTGGCTGAGCACTGCTATGATAATTCCATCGGCGATCAGATGGATAAGGGTGATGTGTGGCTGACTGGCGAGGATGCTGCTGAGCTGTTCGATATTGTCGAATTGGTGGAAAAGGAAGAAAAGCATGAACTGGCGGCCTGTGCTTCTTTGGCAAAGCTGGTCAAAATGGTGGCTATGCTGAATAAGGAAGAAGAAAAGCCGGAAGAGGAAAAACCGCAGGAAGAACCTGAAGCGGATCCGGAAGAGACGCCAGAAGAAGAACCAGAAGAAGAACCCGCTCCGGATGAAACGGATCCGGAAGAGGAAGAACTGGAAAAGAAAGCGGAATACGTTGTTCCGGAAGGGCTGAAAGCTCTGCTGGATGAAGCGTCCCGGTTGGGGTGATGCCTATGTTCGACAAAATCAAGAACTATTTCAGGGGCAGCGCATATGAGACGCAAGATACAACAATATATCCTGTGTGGAACGGTTCCCGGGTAGTGGTTGATGCTAACGGCGATCTGGTATTTCTGACTTGCATGGAAATCCTGGCTAAGAACGTGGCACAGATGCAATGGGGGTTATACGGCTCCGATAACCGGGAAGTGGAAAACACCATGGCAATGTTCCAGAAGGTACTGAACCTGGAACCGTATCCCGGTATCAATGCTTACGATTTCTGGCGAAACATGGAAATTCAGCGTCTGGCTTATGGTAATGCATACGCCTATATCCACTGGGATAAAGCCAGTCAGCTGGCTGGGCTGATTCCGTTGGATGCGCAGCGCATGA